CAGTTCAATCCACCCCGTCATCGGCTCGATGTGTTTGATTTCACTCATGCCAAGTAGTCCGTTTCTTGTTTGTTTATAATCTCGATGTAGGGGCGGGCGGCGTCCATGCCCGTCGGTATCGAGGCCGCCTGTTCGGCGACGAGTTCCAACCCGTGCTTAATAATTTTATCGAGGGACGGATCGGCGTCGGTAATAACCAAACGTGGGAAATAAATCGTGAGGCTGTAATAGAACCCCGTTCCCGCCTCAAGCGGACTCGTAAATTGCACGGCTGCTTTTTGCGGAGTCCCGGCCGCGTGCTTTGCCAAGAAGCCGGCATTCGCGGTCGCAAATCGGGGAAACTGCAATTTGAGCGAGACCGCCGGAAAATCGTTCTCCTCCGGTTTGATGATGGAGGCGCTTCCGGCCGCGTGTTCGCCATCGACCGACCGCTTGATGGCGACGTCGAATCCGGTAGTCACAAGCGGTGTTGTGGTCAGCACATCAACCGCCTCGTCAGCCCCGTTCAGGTAAAATGCCCCCTCCTTGAAAATCATGGGGACGAAGGCCGCCGGCGTCAGGGCGTCTATTTGTGCGGCGGCGTTGACGGCGGAGTCGTCCTTGCAGACATCGCCCCGGCCCTTCGCGTCGAACGTGATGACGCCGTTTTCGACCTTAAGCAAAAACTCCGTCGGAACGACGCTCGGAACCTCATAGATTTTACCGGGGAGTTCCGCCGCGAACGTGTAGAAGCCGGCGCCGTAATCGGCCCATTTGAGCACGTGCTTATAGGCGGTCGTCGCTCCTTGTTTCGTCGGCGCTCCAGCCGTGCCCATCAGCAACGCCAGGTGTCGACCCAACGCCCCGAGCTCGTAGCTGAGGTCTCCGCTGATTCCGAGGTCGACCGGCTCGAAGTCGGTAAAGACGCCCGCCGGCCGGAACGGAGAATCGGCGTGATCCCCGGCGACGTATTTCCGCTTGGATTTCAGCCCCGAGATCTTTTTAAACAAAACCTCGTCGCCCGCGCCAAGAGCAACGGCGGTTCCCCAGGTCGTTGCCCTTTTCAGGCCGGCGGCCTTGTCAGCGAGTTTGGGTCCGGTAGGTGTGGCCATAGTTATCTCTCCTTTTCGTCGTCGATCACCGCCGCCGCCCCGGACGAAATCCAGGTCGACAGCACTTCGGCGTCGACGCGATTGATGTCATAGGTTTTTCCGTGTTCGAGGAGCAGTTGCCCCGCTGACCAAAACCCGGTGATTCCGATCCAGCGGAACCGCTGCGGCTTCCGCTTCCCTTCTACGGGGGCGGGTGACGGGCCGGCCGTCTGTGTCTGCGTTAACGTGTTAGTGGGTTTTGCCATTCTTACCTCCCCGCCCGAATCAAACGTATCCGAGCGTGTCGTTGTAGTGGATTTCCACGCGGACATCGAAAAATCCAAGTCCGCCCTCTATCGCCATATAACCGTCGTCTGTTTCCGGTGGCTCCGGAATCGACAGGAGAAACGCACCTAGGGACGGGAGAGCGGCCGGCAACGGTGACTCCATCTCCCTGGCCAGGGCAACGCGGATATCCTGCCAACACCGGAGGATTCGCGCCGTCGTGTCGGTGTTGTCCTTGATATATCCCTTGATTGATAGGTAAAAAGTTTCGTCGACGTTGTTTCGGGAATTGAATTCCCGCGTTCCGCCGGAGCCGATTGTGACCATGTAGAGCGGAAACGCGCCCTGATATTCGCGCCAATGGACGAATCGTCCAAAGACTTTGGCGGGGGTGTACCAGTAGTCAGCACCGGCGGTAATGGACGACAGCACGGTTACAATCCGATCCCGGATGGCAAGCTCGGTGGGTATTGTCGGCGAACCCATTGCGATTATCCCTCGTTGCCGCCTTGTCCCGCCGCCATGACCTCGGCCTGCATGAAGAGGTAATCGGGCTCCAGGAGCCGATCTAAATCCTCACGCTGTCTCCTCATCGGACCGCTGAACCAATACGTCGGCGGAAGCGTTACCTCATCCTTCAACACAAACAACGGTTTCAGCTTGCCCCGCTTTCCCACTCGCTGGCAGTACAGCACGTTCCCGGCGGCGGACTCGACGAAAAACCCATCCGGGAAATTCGCGATTATCCCCTTCGTATCTCCCAAGGGAATCGTCAGCCGTTTGTCCTTTTTCCGGATCGTTCCGCCCTCGTCCTGGATGCGAGCGTAAATCACGTTTTTAGCCGGACCGACGCCGGTCCCAACAGCCACATGCAAATCCTCTCCCGCCAGCCTCGTTTCCATAGCAATGTTTTTGGACAGGTTCGCCGAATGACGGCCCTTGCCGCTGCGTTGGAGTGAGGCTGCCGATCTTTTTAAAATTTCGACCGACTCCGCCGCCCATCGCGTCGCAATTTTTCGCGCCGCCCTCGGAATGTTTTTCACGATTTCCGTTTTCTTCAGCGCGAGCGTGATGTCTCGCTCAAATTTCAGGCTGTCCACTTCACACCCTGATAGCGCGATACCGATCAAGCACCGCCCGAACCTGTTCCAGGAATGCTCCGGTCTCCCGACGAGTGATGCTGCCGTCGGAAAATGACCGCGATATTTCGCCCCAAGATTTTGTCCGATACTCTTGGTAATCGGCGGCTATTTGCGTGAGCGCCGCGAATTTCAGGTCCTTGGGAACCGAGGCCAGCTTATATCCAGCCACATACGACGAGAGCTTGATGTTTTTTCGGCCCCGGGGCCATACACCCCACAGCCTCACCAGCAGCCCGGAATCCGAATAGATCCGGTAGTCCTGATCCTCTCCTTCGGTCAGCGGTACGCCGCCCTCCTCCAGCCCGGCAATGGTCACGTTGGGATATCGAGGCAGCCGGAGAGTTTGTTTGCCGTTGCCGTCTAGGTACGCCGTTGTCTCCGTCAGCTCCAGCAGCCGCCGGCCAACGTGCGAATTAAACCGCGCCGATACGCCGTCAATCAACATTTCGAGGATCGGATCATCGGCCGTGTCTGAGGTCTCCTTGCCGACCATTGCCCGGACATCGGCCAGAGTCACTAGCGCAATCGTCGTGTCTGTTGCCATTACCGCTTCGCCTTCCGACCGTGACGTCGTCCGGGAGCGGCCCCCTCTATCGCGGCTTTGTTTTCGGGAGCGCCGATCAGATTGGCTTTTGCCGCCGCCGGCAATGACGCCCGGCCCTCCGTAAGCAGCACTGCCGCGATCCGCTCCGGCAGTTCCGCTTCCTGGCCGGCGCGGAAATCAATCGGGTGGACGCCGTCAACGTAGATCGTCTCGGGGCCGTTGAGTCTAATAATCACCTTGGCCTCCTTCGGGGGATCATGCCGGATGACCTCCCAGGATTGAGAGACGGGCGGGCGGCCGGATAACCTCCGAACCGCCCGCCCGCTGGAAAGCATTACAGTACGACGTCCTTACGCAACCGGAGCATGCCGGGGCAAGCCCTTGATGACGACCGCCGAAATCGGCGTTCCATTGGTATGCGTACCCTCGTAGGTCACGAGAATTCGAACGTACCGCTTGGACCCCAGATATCCGCGAGTGACGATGACCTCGTCCTCGGCCGCGTCGTCGATGACGACGTCGTTGGCCCCGCCCAACAGATCAGCGGCCGCGACGTTCGCGAAATCTCCGGAGGTCGTCGTGTCCGATTCTTGGAACGACACTGTCATTTTGATGGACCCGCTCAGGGTGTCGCCGCTCTGGCCGACATGCGCGGCCATCAACGCTCCCTCGAATCCCTGAAGATCCACAGCCGCCCCGGTCTGTGTGGTTTTTCCCAGGACCGGGTCGATGGTTTTGACGACCAAAAGATCGTGATAAATATCCTTCATGGCCTTACTCCTTACGCCTTGAGCGTATAGATTTTGATAGCTTCGGGGAGAACGACCTGGCCGCCAACCCGCTTCCGTGCGCTCACCTCAATCATGCCCAGCGATTTGGAGGAGTACGGGTCAACAAGGATCTCCGTCGCCAGTCGATCGGCGATCAGATACCCGGCGCGGAAATCGCCAAATGCAACCGCCTTGGCGCTCTTGCCCTCAGCCGGCATGTCGGGGCATTCGATATACGGCCGCCCCAACACGTTCGGGGTTCCCTGATTCTGGAGGCCGGGCTTCCACAGGTAGTCGCCGGTCACCGCGTTTTTGAGCAGCGAGATGGCCAGGGTCGAGGAGCGTTTCCACAGCCAGGTTGC